CATTTGGTCACCACGTCGTGCAGTTCGGTAGGGAACATGCCGAATAAGGCGATCAGCTCAAGAGCACGCAGTAAAGCGTTGATAGTTGCATCTTGGGCCGAAAAGTCGGTCATGACTATGATTGCCGCTCCCACACAGACTCGTACCACCGCACCAGCGGTGTTGGCAGGGTTCTTTGATGACCCGTACCAGTCTGTGAGCTTGAGTTTGGCTGAATACCCGGTGACGATGCGCCCGCCAAGTGCTTGGCAGCGAGCGCATTTGCCGACGACGGGGCGTCCAGCTTTTAACCCAAGTTTGTCAATGTCCATTGACTCGTTCTTGACGAATGCGCCATTGCAGGCGCAGGGTACATCGTCAGACGTGTTTAGCTCGTAATCGTCCCGAACCTGTTTGAAGCTTTCAAGTTTTCGCTTGGTATTACGCGACTCCATGAACTCATCCTCAGTTACCATATCTGCTGTGCCAACCTCATCGATCATGTGGTTTGTGAACGCGAACATCAAAGTTCGTAGCGCTTCGAAAAGCTGCAGTTTTGGTTTGTTAGCCTGAGGTTTGTAGACCCGTTCATACACGCAGTTCACCACATCACCCATATCTTTTAGATGGGTGAAAAGCCCGTGGGGCAATGAAGTGGCAAGAGGTGGCATGAAGGCCCAGCATTGAGGCTGCTTCGGCATGGCATCTTCCCCGACAGTCGGGTATCCGATGCTTAGCACGGCTTTTGCTTGCTTGATGTCGTTATCGTCCATCCGGTAAGGGTGGTACGAGTACTTCTCGCGGTAGTCGTCACCTCCGAGAAGACGCTTGTGCAGCGCGTTAACGTACATCTGAGACATCGATGTCTCGAAGCGGTCAAGGTTCTTAGGATCTGTAAGTTCCTTGGCGCTTAGCCGTAGGTTGGTGCAACCTGGTCCGTTCTCTTTCGTGGCGAGCATGCCAAGATCAACGACCAGTTGCTGAACGCGGACCGCTTCGTGCGATCCTACGAGGGCGATGCTGTGGTACAGATCGCCGACGCCTCCCTTACTATTTGAAAACCGCAGCGCATTGACCTCGAGGCCGTTTGCGATGGTAATCAAGTCCGGTTTGACATACCGGAGAGGGCTTGTGAAAACCCAAGGTCGAAGGAGGACGCCAAGCCCTTCCAAATCACAGGCCGGCACGAAGTACGTGACGGCGGTGTGTTCCCCTATGTCGTGCGTGATGAGCACGAACGTCCGCGCCGTAATTCTAATGTGGCGTAGACTAATAAGGAAAAGGAAGACAGCTATGTAAACTGCGGCTGGCCAAGCAGGAGCGGCTTCGCGGTAGTGCCAAGAGTAGTACGGGATACTCGCAATGGTGCGAGTGATGTACCACTCGATTGGAACAAATTCCACGAGAGGCCACAGCAGCGCCGGTATTACCCATCTCCACTTCGATACAATCTGGATGAAAGAACCGATGGTCATCGCTACCACCATGTTGAAAACACCTGGTGGTAGGAAGAGGATGGATATGCACACTAGGATGGTCATGTAGATCATCC